CCTGTGCGACGATCTGCTTCAGGCGCACGCAGTTGCCCCAGACGATTACCCAGTAGGGCCACTTGCCGTAGTGGAGGCGGGGTGCCCAGTCGTCGCGCTGCAGCTCGCGGACGAGTACGATGTCGCCCGGCTGGAAGCCGTGGCGTGTGCCGTCGTCCATCGAGTCGCCCTCGACGCGGAAGGCGTAGTAGCTGCCCCGGTGCCTGCCGTCTACAGGAAAGGACACGCGCTCGCACCCGTTCTCGCGTATGAGCTGTGCGAACTCATCGGCGGGGCTGCCCAGAGCGGCATAGGGCACGAGGGGCACGTTGATGAGCATGCCTGCCTCGCTCTCCATGAACTTCACGCCGTGGGTGTTCTCGTCGACCTCCGTAGCCTCGGAAGGCTGGACCATCGTTTCGTTGAAGGTTGTACGGATGAAGTCGTCAACCATCTGCATTTTTGTGCCTGGAATAGTCCTTCCTGACTCCCAATTTCGTACGGTTTTAATGTCTACACCGAACTCGTCAGCAAGGTTCTGTTGCGTCATTTTTCTCTTCTTTCTTGCTTTTTGCAGGCTAAGTCCTTTAGGATCAACACTTTCCATAATCGCGTTATTTTTAATACGTATAAATAAGGGCATATTCCCTAAAATATTTCCTATTTTCCTTGCGAGTATCGGGAATATTCCCTATCTTTGCACCGTCCTTAGTTAATTAGTTAACGGAAGAGGGCACAAAAAGAGACCGCCGGACCTGGGCCTGACAATCTCCTATCTCAAACTTCACATCGGCAAAGGTAAGGCGGTTTTTTGAAAAATCAAAGTTATTAACTAACTAATTAAGTTTATTTAAGAAAATGGAGAAACAGGAAGTACAAGAGAAACTGACGAGGGAGGAACTGAGAGCCCTCAAGATGGGCGAGACGAAGACCTTCCGCCTGCCTGATGTGGCAGCCATCATGAGCGCTGCCGTGAACGCCGCCCAGACGGGTGCTATCGACCGCTGCCGGTTTGCCTGCAGCCGTGACTACGTGAAGATGACCCTGACCGTGACCAAGCTGCCGCTGCAATGATGACGAGTGAGAAGCCGAGGGTGACGCCTGACGGGCGCTACAGCCAGACGGAGGCTGCCCGTGCGCTGGGTGTGGACCGCCACACGGTGGCGCGCTACGAGAAGCAGGGCCTTCTGCGTTTCCGCGTGAGGAAGGCCGGCCGCTGCAAGGTGACCACGGGGCAGGAGATCATGAAGTGTTGGACTAACTGCTATATGTAACTATGGAAACGAAGGAACCGAAGTTCGAGGAAGGCTTCAGCGGCATGGACCTGTTGCTGTACGGCGTGCTCTATCCGCTGGCCATGATAGTGATGTGCGGTATCGCAGAGTATATCAACCAATTATAACCAACAACAAGAGTATGGAGTTAAAAGTAACATTCAGATTCGACGCCACCGGAAGTTTCATCGCGTGCGTCGACAAGTTCATGGAGGCGGCACTGCTGATGGCGAAGTCAGGTGTCATCGACACGCTGCCTCAGAAGGAGAGAGGTGTCACCCGTGCCTTCGTCACGCCTGACGAGGTGCGCGTTGACCGCAAGGAGCGCGTGTTCCCGCCTCAGGAGGACCCTGCTGCACCCGTGGAAGCAGAGGAGCCTGTGAAGGATGACGCGCCGAAGAGCTACACCGCCGGAGACGTGCGTGCGGCTATGGACCGCTGCCGCAAGCGCATCGAGGGCGTGGACTACGCTACGGACACGAGCGGGGAGGGATATAAGAAGTACCACAAGCAGCTCACCGCCATGTTCAAGAACGAGGCGCAGCTGCTCGGTGCCGACAAGCCCAGCAACCTGCCCGAGGATAAGAGAGAGTCGTTCATTGATACCATCGACAAGCTGGACGTGCTCGAGGACGGCACGCTCGGCTATCCAGCCCCCTTCTAAGCTATGCCAGGACAACACGCACTACTCAGTCCCAGCTCGGCCCACAGGTGGCTGAACTGTACGCCCGCGCCCCGTCTGGAGGCGATGGAGGAAGAGAAGAGCTCGTCGTATGCCGACGAGGGCACGCTTGCCCATGCCATCTGCGCGATGAAGCTGAAGCTGACGCTCGGCCTGCCCACCGACGATGAGGAACGGGAGGTTGCCCAGTATGCCAAGTACCATACTGGCGAGATGGAGGAATACACCGACACGTATGTGAGCATCGTGATGGAGAAGTTCGCCGAGGCGCGCAAGAAGACTCCCGACGCGAAGCTGCTGGTGGAGACGCGCCTTGACTTCACGGCGTACATCCCCGAGTCGTTCGGCACGGGTGACGCGGTGATCATCGCCGACGGCACGATGGAGGTGATTGACTTCAAGTACGGCAAGGGTGTGAAGGTGGATGCCTACGAGAACCCGCAGATGATGATCTACGCGCTGGGCGCCGCCGAGAAGTTCTCGTTCGACTACAAGATCGAGGACGTGAGGATGACCATCGTGCAGCCCCGCATCGACAACCTGTCGGAGTATGCGCTGCACATCACCGACCTGTATGAGTGGGCGCACAACGTGCTGCTGCCGAAGGCCGCCGACGCGTATGCCGGACGCGGCCATCAGAAGACCGGCCCGTGGTGCCAGTTCTGCAAGGTGAAGGCCCGCTGCCGCGCTCTCGCCGACGACACCGTCACTACCTGGGCGTGGAGGGACAACCCCCTGCTGATCACCAAGAGCGAGATGGACGCCATCCTCCCGAAGATTGCCACTATCAAGACGTGGATAGCAGGCGTCGAGGAGTTCGCCCTGGAGCAGGCCCTTGCGGGCGTGCAGTTCAACGGCTGGAAGGTCGTAGAGGGTAGGAGCGTCCGCAAGATCACCGACACCGATGAGGTGGAGGCCATCCTGTTCTCGCAGGGCTACAACGAGGAAGACATCCTGAAGCCCACGGAGCTGAAGGGTATCAGCGACCTCGAGAAGCTGATGGGCAAGAAGAGGTTTGCAGAGCTCTGCGGAGCCTACGTGACGAAGCCTCAGGGCAAGCCTACGCTCGTCCCCGATACTGACAAGCGCCCGGCGTTCAACGCTGCGGCCGATGATTTCAAGGATATCTAAAACGAAGGACTATGAAAGAAGCTGAGATTAGAAACACCTCCTTGCGAGTGCAGTACTGGCTCGTGAGGATCAAGGAGTCGGAAGACCGGCTGCAACAGTGCAAGGGTCCCGACGAGGCTGTACGGGAAATCAACCGTCTGCTTCCACCAAAAAAAAGGCTGTCGCCGCTCGACGAGCAATGCTTCCGGCACGCCGTTGAAGTATGCCCCATCAGGTGCCCGCTGACAGAACAGTATTTTAAGTAACAAACCAACAAACCGACATCATGAACAGAAACGAAATTGAAGTGCAGCTCATCGAGCTGTCGCAGAAGGCCAAGAAGGACAAGGCCGCCATTGCCCGCCGCATCCAGGACTGCAAGAAAGAGATCCGGGAGCTGGCTGAGAAAGTGAGGAAGAAGGAGGACGAACTCACCGATCTGATGAACACCGCCGTGAAGAACACGAAGGACGCGTTCGAGCAGGTGATTGCGCAGATGCGCGGTGAGCACATCCGGAAGACCATGAGACTCGAACTCGAGATCAGCCAGCTCAAAGACGGCTACGACCTCGCCGAGGAGGAATACCTGAACCGCAAGAAGGAGCTGCTTGCAGCCCTGAGCGACATTGAGAAGAACGAACAAGTACAATCAATCATCTAACACAACACAATTATGATTACACCAAAAATTACTGACACGAAGGTGGTGTTCGGACCTTGCCGACTGTCCTACACCCATGTATTCAAGCCGTATGTGCCCGAGGGCACAGACGAGAAGGGTAAGTACATGACGAACGTACTCGTCCCGAAGTCGGAGAAGGAAACTGTGAAGGCTTTGCAGCAGGCCATCGAGGCCGCCAAGAAGCAGGCCATCGTCTCGAAGTGGGGCGGCAAGGAGCCCAAGAAGATTGAGCTGCCATTGCGCGACGGCGACGAGAAGGACGACGAGAACTACGAGGACATGTGGTATGTGAACGCCAAGTGCAACACCCGTCCCGGCCTCGTGGACAAGAACCTGGAGACCATCACCGACGAGGAGGAGATCTACTCGGGCGTGTGGTGCTACGTGAGCGTGACGTTCTACGGCTACGACGTGAGCGGCAACCGCGGCATCGCCTGCGGCCTTAACAACCTGAGAAAGTTCAAGGACGACGATAAGTTCGGCGGCCGCGTGAGCGCCGAGAGCGACTTCGCCGACCTTGACGATGAGGACGATGACGACCTGTAAGCTATGCGACACTTCATCGAGAACATCAAGGTAGACGGGAACGTCGGTGACATCTTCGCCCTCCCGTGCATCAACGCCGTCCACAAGGTGGAAGGTGCCCCGGTGTACGAGCTGGGCTACGTCACCGACGTGGACTCCGGCCAGCTGGCCAAGCATGCCCGCCCCGGTGACTGGCTCTGCCGGGATGACAACGGGAAGTGGTATCTCGTCAGCGCCGACAAACACCCCAGTACATAACAATCACCCCGGGGGCCGCCTCCGACGCGCAGAGCCCGACGGCTGGCTGTGCGAGGCGGTTCCCATTAACCAAAGAACCGACATGAGCAAAATTACCAATGAGAAGATAAAAGACCTCCTGGAGTGGACGGTGCAGAGCATCTTCGACGCTGCAGGGACCGAGGAAGTAAAGATCAAGGAATTGCTGGCTACGTGGACCGCTATGACGTATGAGTTCCTGGGCTTCATTGCCTTCTCCGTCGAAGACCGCCGGGAGGAAATCATAAAGATGTTTTGCAGGGCGCTCACGGAGGCGAGCGAGGACGAAGAGGAGGAAAAGAAATGAAGGACAACACTCAGACCGCCCTGCTCATCGCGGCAGCGGTATTGAATTTTATACTCTTTATGATGCTTGTCTTCCGCCCGTGGTTGGATCCAGACTACAAGAAGCCGCGCTACACAACACCTGACGAAGTACACGCCATCGTCGACTCGGTGCTGGTAGAGGTGTACGATTGAAGCCTTTTCCAGGCAAGCTGGAGCGGCGCCACGACCTGAACGGAGGCCCGTATGTGATGACAGACGAGCAGCTGGCGTGGTTCAGGAAGTGGTTTCCGGTTACGGAGAACGCGCGAGTCGCAGCTGCGATGGGCGTCGGCCAGTCGTTCGTGCACCGCATAGCCCGCAAGGAAGGACTGAAGAAGACCGCTGCAGGGCTGAAGGGCATCATGAAGCGCACGGCCAGGAGGATTAAGAAGAAGTGTGAGAAGAACGGCTGGTATGACTCCCTGAAGGGCAAGGCCCCGTCGGAACAGTGCATGCGCGCCTATACCGAGTACCTTCACTCCGACCGCTACGTTCACCCGATGAACAACATGCGGAAGAAGAACCCGAAGCGCTATGCCAGGCTCATGAAGGAACGGAGCGAACACCGGAAAGAACTCTGGCGCAAGGAACGGATGAGGATGCTCTACGGCATGGACCGCAAGACCGGCCTGAAGGTGGTGCTGAAGAAGTACACGCGTCGGCAGGTCTGCCACAGATCCAACGCGCTGAAGTACGGATACTTCCTGAGTACCGACAGCAGCGAGCAGGGAGGTGAGCGGTACATCATCTTCTACGACGACAACACGCGGCGCAGCGATATCTTCGAGCGTAACTGCGTAGCGGACGGTTTCACATTCAAATACGAACAGTCATGACAGAACTCGGAATAGACATAGAGACCTACTCGAGCAACAGCCTGCCCGACTGCGGTGTGTACAAGTACACCGAGGCAGACGACTTCACGGTGCTGCTGTTCGCCTACTCGGCGGACCATGGACCCGTGCAGATCGTCGACCTCGCCCGCGGTGAGCAGCTGCCCGTCGAGATCTTGAACGCCCTCACCGATCCTGCCGTGATGAAGACCGCCTACAACGCTTCGTTCGAGCGCATCTGCCTGTCGAAGTATCTCGGCATCCCGTACATGGACCCGTCGCAGTGGTACTGTACGATGGTGGCTGCAGCCCGTCTCGGGCTCCCGCTCGGACTCGCCCAGTGTGCTGAGGTGCTGAGGCTGGCGGAGGGGAAAATGAAGGAGGGCGCTGCGCTCATCAGGTATTTCTCCATCCCCGGCAAGAACGGGCGCCACATGCCCGACGATGCCCCCGACCGCTGGGAGGTGTTCAAGCGCTACTGCGTGAGGGACGTGGAGGTGGAGCAGGCCATCCTGAAGAAGGTGCGCCGCCTGGAGGCTCCTGCGTTCGACGAGGTGCTGCGCTTCTGCGACGGCTGCATCAACGACCGCGGCGTGCTCATAGACCGCCAGCTGGTGGACAACGCTGCCGACTTCGACGAGCGCTACAAGGCAGAGCTCGCTGAGGAGGCGCGTCGCCTGACGGGACTGGACAACCCCAACAGTCCCGCCCAGCTGAAGAAGTGGCTGTCGGAGGTCACGGGGTTCACCGTTGAGAGCCTCAACAAGAAGAACCTGGACGACCTTGCCGACAAGCTCACCTACTGGCCGAAGGCACAGCGTGTGCTGCAGATCCGGCGGGAGATGGGCAAGACATCGAACAAGAAGTATGCCGCCATGCAGCAGTGCGTATGCCAGGACGGACGCATACACGGCCTCCTGCAGTTCTACGGCGCCGCGCGCACAGGCCGCTGGGCAGGCAGGCTGGTGCAGGTGCAGAACCTGCCGCAGAACCACCTCGACGACCTCGACTACGCCAGGAACATCGTGCGCTCAGGCGACTACGACGACTTCTGCCAGAACTACGAGAACCCCACACAGGTGCTGTCGGAGCTCATCCGCACGGCATTCATCGCCTCGCCCGGCCATGTGTTCCACGTCTGCGACTTTTCTGCCATAGAGGCGCGCGTGATAGCATGGCTGGCAGGCGAAAAGTGGGTGCTCGACGTGTTCCGCGACGGCGGCGACATCTACTGCGAGACAGCCTCGAAGATGTTCGGTGTGCCGGTGGAGAAGCACGGACGCAACGCCGCTCTGCGCCAGAAGGGGAAGATCGCCACGCTCGCCCTCGGCTACGGGGGAGGCGTGGCCGCCCTGGAGGCGATGGGCGGCAAGCGGCTCGGGCTCACCGAGACGGAAGAGAAGGAAATAGTGAAGCTATGGAGGAACAGCAACCCCCGCATCGTGAAACTGTGGAAGGCCGTTGAGACCGCTGCCGTGAACGCCATCAGGACGAACGAGGCGCAGTGGATACACCGCGGCATCCGCGTCTGGCACCAGTGGGGCATGCTGCTCATCACGCTGCCCTCAGGGCGCACGATCTGCTATCCCCGTGCTGCCGTCACCACCGAGTATGACGACGGCGCCAGGGGCGACCATGAAGGCATCGAGTACGAGGGTGTGAACCAGACGACGAAGAAGTGGGGCAAGGTGAGGACGTACGGCGGTAAGCTCGTCGAGAACATCGTGCAGAGCGTTGCCCGCGACATCCTCGGCGAGGTGATCATCCGTGCCACACTGGAGGGCCTCGGCATCGTGTTCCACATACATGATGAGATAGTCGTTGAGGCCCGTGAAGGACAGACGCTGCAGGCTATAGAGGCGATGTTCAGCGAACCTATTCACTGGTGCCCTGGCCTACCGTTGAAGGGCGCCGGATATACCACACCTTATTACCTAAAAGACTAATGGCACAATACGAAATAGCAACAGCCAAGACACGACTGGCCAAGAAGTGGAGGAACAGGAAGGTAGCCTGGGACGAGCTCGTGGCGAAGTGCGAGGAGACCACCCGCACACAGGAGACGGTGGCCGAGTACAAGAACATGTCGAGAGAGGAGCAGAGCGGCATCAAGGACGTCGGCGGTTTCGTAGGCGGGTATCTCACCGAGGGCAGGCGCCGGAACGGCCATGTGGCCTTCAGGACGCTTGCCACCCTGGACATCGACTACGGCACCGTGTCGCAGGACATCTGGGACGACTTCTGCCTGCAGTACGACTGCGCTGCCATGATGTACTCGACGCACAAGCACACGCCTGAGAAGCCGAGGCTCAGACTGGTCATCCCGTTCAGCCGTCGTGTCACCTGCGAGGAATACGAGCCGGTGTGCAGACGCATCGCAGCCTCCCTGGGCATCGACCTGTTTGACGTGACGACATACCAGCTGACACGACTGTTCTACTGGCCGAGCACGTCGGAGGATGGAGAGTACTTCTTCAGGACGCAGGACGGTGAGCCGTTGAACCCGGACGACCTGCTGGCAGAGTACACCGACTGGAAGGACAGCAGCGAGTGGCCACTCGGATCGAGAGAAGTGGAGGTGCGCAAGCACGACATGAGAAGGGCGGGCGACCCCACTGAGAAGCCCGGCCTCATCGGTGCGTTCTGCCGCTCCTACTCCATCGAGGAAGCCATTGAGAAGTTCCTGCCGGACGTCTATGAGCCTACGGTGAACGAAGGGCGCTACACCTACGTGAACGGCAGCGTGGCGGGTGGACTGGTCTGCTACGACCACCTGTTCGCCTACAGCAACCACGAGACCGACCCTGCGAGCCGACAGCTCTGCAACGCCTTCGACCTGGTACGCATCCACAAGTTCGGCGAGATGGACGAGGGAAGCCGCACGGAGGACGTGACACGCCTGCCCAGCTACGAGAGGATGATGGAGTTCGCGGGAGCCGACAAGGAAGTGAAGAAGCTCATCGTGAAAGAGCGCAAGGCGAGTGCCGCCGAGGACTTTTCCGGCATCGGAGGCGACGAGGAGGATAAGGCCGACGACTCATGGACAAGCCAGCTGGACACCGACAAGAGGGGCAACATCAAGTCGACAGCCGTGAATGCCCTCACCATCCTGGACAACGACCCTGCTCTGAAGGGAAAGCTGCACTACGATGAGTTCCGCGACGCACCGGTCATCACGGGCAGGCTCCCATGGGGCGACCGCAAGCGATGGACGGATGCCGACGACGCGTCGCTGCGCATCTACATGGAGAAGGCCTACGGCCTGACCGGCAAGGACAAAATCAAGGACGCGAAGGTGAAATGCTTCGACGAACACAGGTACCACCCTGTGCGCGACTACCTGAACGGCCTCGAGTGGGACGGCACGCCAAGACTCGAACGGGCCATCATAGACTATGTGGGAGCGCCTGACGATGAGCTCACGCGGCTCATCACGAAGACGTGGATGGCGGGAGCAGTGGCACGCATATTCAGACCGGGCTGCAAGTTCGACTACTGTCTCATCCTCGCAGGCGCCCAGGGCGTCGGCAAGTCTACGTTCTTCGAGGTGATGGGCGGTGAATGGTATAACGGCAACCTCAATGCGATGTCATCTGACAAGCAATCGCTCGAACAGCTGAGGGGCTCATGGATATTCGAGCTGCAGGAACTCGACGGCATGAAGCGCCATGAGGCATCGTCGGTGAAGGCGTTCATCACAAACCGCACAGACAAGTACAGAGGGGCATACAAGGAGAACACCGACGAGTTCCCGCGCCAGTGCGTGTTCGGAGGCACCACCAACGAGGCTGCATTCCTGAAGGACGACACGGGAGACCGCCGCTTCTGGCCTATCAAGGTGGACCCTGACATGCGAGCCGTGGACGACGTGCGTGATGCCCTGAAGCGAGACAAGGACCAGCTGTGGGCAGAGGCCGTGGTGGTGTTCAGAGCGGGATGCCCGCCGAGGCTGTCGGCCTCCATGGAGCGCCGGATGGCAGAGCGCTGCCGCGCCTTCTCGCTCGCGGAGCTCGACCCCACCAACGACCTCGTGGAACTGTTCCTTACGACCAAGCTACCTGTGGACTGGGCGGGCTACACGCTCGATCAGCGCAGGCGCTACTACAAGGATGGCGAGGAGATACAGACGAAGGGCGTAGTGGAGAGGCTGAGGGCATCCGCAGCAGAGTACGTGCAGGAATACCTGGGGCGCTCACGCGACGACAAGGAGTACGTCTACAAGGTCATCAAGTTCCGCAACGCGATGGACAGGAGAGGCGACTGGAAGTTCATCGGCAGGCAGAGATATGTGGACGGGAGCCTGTACAAGTCACTGGGAACCTATGAGAAAATCGTGTTACCACCCCCCGTTACCGACCTCTGACCCCGGTAACAAATCTGTTACCAGTGTTACCGGGTTGTTACCAGGTTTGGAAGGGGGGTCGGTAACAACGGAAACTCTAATAAATAAAGGTGTTTCGGGAAATCTGTTACCAGTGTTACCTAAAAAATAGAGAAACTTTATATGAATATACATAAACGCGAAAAAACGGGCGAAAAACGCGTATATACGCGTGAAAAAACGTACCAAACGCAAAAACGCCCATAGGGATACGCGCGCACGCGTGTAGGTAACAACAATGAGAAAGGATATTAAGACAATCGTTGAGCATGCCGTGGTGAGCGAGAAGGCCATCGAGGCATACCTTGTGAAGAGAGTAACAGCAGCAGGCTGCATTTGCCTGAAGTATACCAACCCGAACATGGTGGGCTATCCTGACCGGCTGGTCGTGGAGCCGAACGGGCTGGTGCAATGGGTGGAACTGAAGTCGAAGGGGCAGCACCCCTCCCCTATCCAACTGGTGAGGTTCGGTGAGCTCCGTGACCTCGGCCATGAGATATTCGTCTGCAGTTCCCGTGAAGACGTCGACAAGTTCATCCGGCAGCTATGATCTACAAGCCATACGCATATCAGCAGACGGCACTCGACTGGGTGATGGACCATGAGCGCTGCGCCCTGTTCCTCGACATGGGACTCGGCAAGACAGTCATCACGCTCACGGCCATCCAGCGACTCATCGACGATGCCGAGGTCGGCAAGGCTCTCATCGTGGCACCGAAGAAGGTTGCCGAGTCCACATGGACGTCAGAGGCCGACAAGTGGAACCATCTGTCGCTGGAGGTGTCGAAGGTGATGGGGACGGAGAAGCAGCGCATCGCAGCACTCCAGGCTGAGGCCGACGTCTATGTGATAGGCCGTGACTCCTTCGTGTGGCTGGTGGGATACTACAACGGCCGTCTCCCGTTCGACATGCTGGTCATCGACGAGCTCACCTCGTTCAAGACACCCAAGTCGAAGCGGTTCCGCGCCATGCGCATCGTCACACCCCTGTTCCGACGGGTGGTAGGTCTGACCGGCACACCGGCACCCAACGGCCTCATAGATCTGTGGGCGCAGATGTACTGCATCGACATGGGAGCACGTCTTGGTACCAGGGTGACCAGATACCGTGACACCTACTTCGACGCATTCAGGTACAACGGCATCGTCATACGCTGCACCCTGAAGAAGGGAGCCGAGGAAGTCATCCGTAAAAAAATTACGGACATCTGTCTGAGCATGCAGGCAAAGGACTATCTCACCCTGCCAGATCTACTCATCCACGATGAGAAGGTGCTGCTGTCCCATGCCGCGATGGAAGCCTACAACAAGTTCGAGCGCGACAGGGTGATGGAGTTCCAGGAGGAGCACACAGGAGAGAAGGCGAACGTGCTGGCCACTTCTGCAGCTGCACTCATGAACAAGCTGTCGCAGTATAGCAACGGGGCCGTATATGATGCAGACCACAATGTGTATGACGTGCACGATGAGAAGCTGGCCAGACTTGCAGAGCTCGTTGAGGCTGCAGGGTCACCAGTGCTCGTGTTCTACCAGTTCAAGCATGACATCCCTCGCATCCAGTCGAAGCTGAAGGGATACAAGGTGGTAGTGTACGAGGACGACAGCACGCTGCGGTCCTGGAACCGGGGAGAGATAGACGTGCTGCTTGCCCACCCCGCATCGACAGCCTTTGGTCTGAACATGCAAGCGGGAGGACATTACATTGTGTGGTTCGGGACCGGGTGGAACCTGGAACTATATCAACAGGCGAACGCCCGCCTCCATCGTCAGGGACAGCAGCACCCTGTCACGGTGTACAATCTCATGTGCGCGGGTACGGTCGACGAGATGGCCGTGAAGGCGCTGCATAGCAAGAAGAGTGTGCAACAGGGACTGCTCGACGGGCTCGATGCCCTTACCCGCAGGCACCCCAATGGGGCCCGCCGGGCCCCTGCCCCATAGGCCTCGGATTTTGGAGTTTGGCGACGTACAACCGCACAGAACTTTTGGTGCTGCAGAAATCGGGTTTTTTGAGGGTTTTTTGTTAATATTTCGGGGGTTTTTGGTGGTTTTCGGGCATTTTTCGAGGTTTTTCGCAGGGGGATATCTTGTAAACCTGGGCTTTTGGTGTTAATAACGCACGGGGTGTATAGAGGTAGATATTATAAGCTGATTTTATATGGGATTTTTTGATAGATTCAGGAAGCGGGAGAAGCGGGATGCGGATGCGAGCTTTACGACGCTGGTCGGAAACCTGAGTAGCCGTTACACGGAGTCGAAGTCGATGCGGCTGTCGGCCGTGTACAGGTGTGTGAACTGTGTGAGCGATGCTGTTGCGCAGCTGCCCATTCAGATCTTGAAGGTGAATGCGAAGGGCTACAAGAAGCAGGCGACGAGCCACACGGCCTACTGGCTTCTGGCGAAGGAGCCGTCGAAGTATATGAGCCGTTTCTCGATGCTGAAGTCGATGGTGGTGTCGATGCTTCTGAGGGGCAACGCGTTCGTGCACATCAAGCGCGACTACTACGGCGACGCGATAGAGCTGGAGTTCCTGCACCCTGACGAGGTGACGATCGTTGACAACGAGTACGGGCACATCATGGCGTATGCCCACCCGCGCTACGGCTGGGTCGAGCCGAGCGACATGGTGCACGTGCCGAACTTCTCGATGGACGGCGAGCACGGCATCAGTACCATCCGGCACGCCTCGCAGACGCTGGAGCTGGCGTATGACTCCGACGTGCATGCGAAGGACTTCTTCGAGAACGGTGCGAGCCTGAGCGGCGTGGTGACCATCAACCACGCGCTGACGCAGAAGCAGAAGGACGACTTCATGGCGAAGTGGAGTGCGAAGATGGCGGGCAACAAATACAGCGTGGCATTGCTGGAGGCCGACATGGACTACAAGCCCATCGGCGTGAACCCTGCCGACGCACAGCTGCTGGAGACGAGGAAGTACAGTGTGATAGACATCTGCCGCTTCTTCGGTGTGAGCCCGCAGAAGGCCTACGACATGAGCAGCCAGAGCTATGCGAGCGTCGAGGCTTCGCAGCTGGCTTTCCTTACTGACACGCTGCAGCCCATCCTGAACGAGATAGAGCTGGAGTTCGAGAGGAAGGTATTCCTTCCGAGTGAGAAGTTCAAGTACCAGGTGTCGTTCGACACGAGTGTGCTCCTGCGCACGGACAAGGGTGCCCTCGCCGACTACTACACGAAGATGTACAACCTCGGTGCGCTTACGACGAACGAGATCCGCAAGCAGCTTGACCTGGAGCCGGTCGACAAGGGCGACCAGGCATTCATCCAGAGCAACCTCGTTCCCATCGACAAGCCGCTGAACGCCGCGCAGGCTCAGCAGCAGCCCGACCCGAACGGCAACGGCAGCAACAACCAGGAGGAAGACGACCCGTCGCAGCAATAGGCGGGCATAGGAGATATGGCTTATGTGTATCAAGAGTTTCAAGGAGATGGAGAAAGATGAACGCCAGTGCTGCATCTGTACGCTGACGTTTATCATCTGCTTTTTGGTGTCGATAGGCCTCATCGTCGGCGGCTTCTTTGTCCCGCCCACGGGAGTCATCGACGGATCGGTGCTGACGGCAGTCGGCGAGTTGATATTCTTCCCCACCATCCTGTACGGTTACCGCGCGATAGAGCTCGGCCTTGCCGTTCGGATGCAGCATGGGGACAACGTGATTGAAATCGGCAAGAAGGAAGAATGAAGTATTTTAGCATGCAGGAGCTGACGGCGAGCGCCACTGCCCGCCGCAAGGGTATTGACAACACTCCCGACGCGAGTGCCCGCGTGGCACTTACGGCGCTGGTGTCGAACCTGCTGGACCC